TGTATGACATCATTTAATAAATATATTTTGTGAATTAAATAGGTGATCATTTTCAGAATAACAATAAAAGCCAAACTATTCATTTGTTCAAATATAGACCAATCATTAACATAGCTACACATAGATGTAGAATTATTTGTCATGAAAAATGTATGTATATCTAATATTCCACACAAAATGCGTGTATAATTTGTTTTTTCGTTTTTGATAGAAATGCTATGAGTTAGTTTATCAAAATTATGAATATTTAAATAAAGTATTCTGCTAGTTAGTGTTATGTCATCTTTAAAAATGTAGGGATGAAATCCATCCACATATTTATCCTTATACAAAAAATTGTTATCTACTACATAAGGACAATGACATGAACGACGTATTATTTCGAACAGTTCGTCTGCATCTTTGTAACTATTTTTTACTATTTGTTTATTTTGCTTGACATTGTAATAGGTAATAAAAAATTTCCCATTTATTTTGCGCATAACATCATTTGTTAAAGAAGGTCTTATTTTATCAAAAATCTCTGTAAAAATATTCACGTTTAATTTTTTTTTAAAATGTCGATATGTGATCTTATAAATGATATCCGGTAGCGAATAATTCTCAGTATAATAAATTAATGAAATGAGAGCTCCAATACTGCATCCAGAAATACGATTTATTTTTATGTACTTTTTTTCTTCCCACTGTTTTAAATAATATAAGGCGCCGATTAGATAACTTCCATTGAAAAGTCCGCCTTCAAACACAATATCAAGTGTATGATTACTCGGAAAATCGATTAAATTTTCGATTAATTTGTCAATACTATTTTTTATATTATCCATATTTGTTAGTTTGTTAGTTATAACAAGTATAATAAGAAATAAAAAGATACGCTTCTATTATCTTTTTCTTGGGTTCATCCGAATTACAAAGAGTGTTTCTTGTTTTTGCAATACAGGAAGTATGAATTCAACATCTCTATTAAGAGTTCCTTCCAAATGGATGGTTCCTCTGCATTCTTTCAATTCATAAGGATAGGAATCATCTTGCTTAATATATTTTGAAAACACTTCTTTAAATTTGGCGACATATTCATATTCGTCTTTATATAAATCGATGGTTTCCTTAATTGCAGGATTCGGGTGCGGATAATTTTTCAATTGACGTACAATATCTAACACAATATTAACACGTTCCGTCTGATTGCGATGTTTATTCATGTTTATATATATAACAAATAATTTCTATATTTGTTATATTTGCAATTCATATTTTATATTTTGTATTTATGGTGCTTGTGGTCGCTGGTATTTTTCAACCACTAACGGATCAGGCATATAAATGGGTCCTTTTTCAAAAACATGAAAAGAAGGGATCGATTTTAATTCTGGTTTTAATGGGGCTTGTGGGGTTACTAAATTGGTTGAATTAATGCCAAACAAAAAGGACTCAATATCTGAGCTGTTTGAAGATAATGTATTCCAAGGCATATTTCCCGGATTTAGTCCATTGCCCGCCAATTTGGTGTCCCATGCTTGACCATGAGATGCATTTTCATACATAACATGTTCTTGAACCGTTTGATAACGTCGTTCTTCTAAACGATAATTAACAGGAGTATTTTTATTTCGTGTAGATGCCATATAATATATTAATAATATATTTTTAAATATTAATCGACCCATTTTCTTACATTATTTTATATTTATGGTTATGTTCTAAGTGAAATTTAAAATATTGTGCTCCTTGGGATATTTCCAAAGATAAAAACATACTTGTTAAAGATTCAATCATGTGTCCAGGATTAAAATAAATATTATTTTTAGTATCATGCATATTTGTATTCACGTTTTCAATAAAATAGTCCTTTAACCAAAACATCATTTTTTCATACATTTTATTTGGAATTAAAAATGTATTGCACACTATCATCTTATTATTAATAATGTGATTTGCCGTATAATTTGTTTTAAATAATTTGTTGTAACTTACCAAACCGGCGGTCACGTTATCATAATTTTCAATGATACTTGTTTGCCCACCTAAAAAATACCACTCAAAAAAGTCTATATAAAATATTGTGTTTGAATTTTGTGAGATTTGGTTTTTAATATCATTAAAAATAGATTTATGAAAAATCATGTCGTATTGGCAAAATCCAACATAATCATATTTTTTGTAAAGTTCATTAATGAATACGTGATAAATGCTACTTCCTTCATTATATATATTTTTTTGAAAACTAGGATTATATTTTTCCAATTCGCATTCATAAATTATGTTATTTTTTATAACAGGATCGCGTTCTTTAACCCCGTAAAATGTAATATTGTTGTCTTTTTCTTCTTCGCTAATTTCGTAAATTTCGTGAAATATTTTTTTATGGAAACAAACAAAAAACTGCATTGAAATGTCATTGTTTAACATGATTGCGTAATTATTTTTTTTATAAGATTCATTATAATGATTTATTCCAGAGTTATGAATCTCAAAATATTTGGTCTCAATTAGTGAATTCACCCACCATTCTGCGTCATGTTTAATATCTAATCTAGAAGCATCTAATTTTGAAATATGGTGAGAAGTCGCCCACCAATAATTGCCAGACCAATGTTTAAATGGTTCTAACAAAAAATTAACACCAACCGTATCATATATATCGAGCATGGTAAGACATTCATAATGTTTTTCTACTAAAAAATAAAGCATATAATTTATCCAATCTTGAACATTTTCATAAATTGGTGTTCCTTTGTTATGTGTTATTCCCTTTGTATGCAAATACAGAATATTTACATTGTCGGTTTGTTGTGTTGCAAAATAATGCATTAACTTTAACGTAGGAATCTCCCATAAATTTACATTCTTGGAATAATTTATTACTTTTATTTTGTTAGATGTTTCGTATTTTGAACAATCAATATCTAATCCAATATTGTTAATAACAATAAGGTCAAGCTTTTCTACCAAACTAGAATTATTTATATGTTTTAATAAATTGTCCAAAGATTCTGTTCCGCTTTCTTGCAAATGGCAACTATGGATAAAACATACATTTTTCAAAGTTTTGTTTTGTACTACGCGTAACAAATTATCATTGCATTTTGTCATTGTTGCATTTTTATTAGTTGCGATAATTCGTTCAACCGTAGGACAAAAGTTATAATAGTCTAATACCTTTTGTCTTTCTTGAACAATAATAGGAAGTCTTTCTTCCCACAAATTATTTTGGATCGCATGTTTCACCGTTTCAAACGACTTTTCAAAATCGTGCATATCTAGTTGCACATAAGCAAGTGGGTTTATATAATCCGCTAAGTTAGGACATCCCCAATAAAAACATAAACAATTACACAACAATGGCTCCCATATTTTCTCTGTCATAAAATTGTGTTCTGCATTATTTTCACACATAAAATAGTATTTATAATTCATTATTCCGACCTCTTTGTCAATATCCGGCCTTGCTTGTCCCTTGTAATTTTTAAAATTAAAAGGATTGTCCGTATTGTATAAGTGAAAGGTAACATCCGGATCATTCTTTTCCTCGATGAATTTCAAGAAATCAATGCGTTTAATGTGTCCAGGATCAAAATATTTGGATGTACAAATGGTAGATATAATGTTATGATCGTTTTTATTAATACTATTATTATTTTTTAGCTCCGTGTATGTGCTTTTTAATTGCCAAAACCCATTATTATAGTAATTTTTATGGCTCCGTACTTGCAAAAATTTGGATTCATCCGGTTCAGACCATTCTCCCCATGTTTTAACTCCCCAACGTTGTTCAGGAAGATAACACCATGGCTCCATCTGAAAAATAATCGTTTTGCTAGCTTCATAATATTCGTTTGGTTGAGGCTTGTTAATAATTACGTAATAATCAATATTCGTGTTTTCCCATGTGAATTGAATATCATTCCAAATAAAATTACCTTGTGTCTGTTTATTCCATTCTTTACATAATTGTTCTGACGAGCACCAATTGCACAACATTTTTACACGTGTATATTTTTTGGATGGAACCATTGCATTCAATATTGAGGATGACACTCTTGATTTTTTAACGTATATTCCGTCGCCCTCTTTAAAGTATGGACTCGGTTCTAACTTTTCGGCGGCATATTTAAAAAATCCTAGCGTATTAAAAGCGACACAGTTGTAGTCAAAAAAGGATTCTTCCATGTATTCATTTATCGGTTTTCTACCAACAAATTTAAAATCATTTCCACAGCAATCTAGATTCGGAATAAATAACCAATCATCTTTATTCACAATATTAAACTTAAATCCATCAAAATTTCTTTGAATATCTGTATCTTGGTTTTCAGTATTAGGAGTTACATATTTTGAGCTAATAATATGCGGTTGGACATTAAAACAATTAATGTCTGGATTGATTTTAATTAAATAATCAATTCCATGTTTAATACCATTTTTTTCAATATATTTCATCATTTTGATAGCTCCTTGACGTGTAATAATGTATCCGAAAAAACCTCCAATATATTTATGTCTTTCTAATTGAACAATTGTCGTATCATTATTCCCAATCTTTTCAGAAGTTTCCTTATCAAACCGTGGAAAAACAAAATGACCCATAAAAACAAATTCAAATTCCTTATTTTCATATACAGACTTTGCAATTTCTTTTATTTTAATATCTATATTGTCCGAAAAGGATGTTATATCATCTTCAAAAATAATGTAATAATCTTCTGAACTATTCGCTAATTCTTTCCACAAATTATAATGAGTAAGCGCACAACCAATAAATCCTTTCCTGCCTCCAAAATCATTCCCCTTGAACAATTTATAAATGTCATAAGTAAATTCTAACGTTTTACCGTCAATACCTTCTACAAATGTATAATTTGTTAGATTATTATCCTTTAATAGTTGGATTGATCTTTCTTTTCTGTCGGGTCTACGTTTCAAATTTATAATTTTAATTTCTACCCCATCTCCTGTTTTAAAATTGGCGTTTTTTTTTTGTGTTTTTTCCGTAACCTGTATTTGGTCATTTTTTTGGCCACTATTAAATTGATCCAAGTCGTTTAATGTATATGCGTTTGTTCCCGTTTTATCCGAGGTCAGTTTGCCAATGTGCTGAGAACAAATTCCATTGTAGAATGCGCTTTTGTAACCGCGAGCATAATAATTGTCCGCATAATCTCTTTCAAAAAAGTTATTTACAGTGTCATAATTTCCTAATTCCAAAATAGTTTCTACCAAAACCATGGATGGTCTAAAACTATAATGAGGCCAGTATGCGCATTGTGGTCCGGGAATGTTGTCTGCTTTTATATGTTCTAATATTCCGGGTGATATTAATTTGCCACCATTAATATTCCAACCCTCATACGTTTCGGCATAATTTCGGTTGAATAATATTTGTTTGATTTTTTGTCCACCCAATTGTTCCAACATATTAATGCTTTTTGCAACATAATTGTCCTCTTTAAAAAACAACCAATCGTCTTCCAAATGAATCCAATACTTCGGTTTTAGATCCCTCAATTTATTCCAAATAATATTCATGCTGTTGCGGTGTCCTTTTTCTTCGTCTTTCTTCAAATAAAAATCAAAAAACGAGTAATTGGATTTCATGTATTCTCTATCCTTTTTACTTGAATTATCATCTACACAAAAAAAGTAGTTAATTTTATCGATATCGAGCCATGTATTCAATATTGAATTCATTGTTTGCTTGAATAAATCGATTCGTTTGCAAGAAGTGATCGATAAAAAAACATCAATATTTTTTGCCGCATTTTTCAGCTTAGGGAAAGGAGATTTTAATGACGTAAGAACCGGTCTAAACTGTTGGATTAAATTATGCATCCCTACAATATTTTCGTGTTTTATTACGACATTATTGTTTTTCTCCTTATAATATTCAATATAAGAAAGCATATTTGTTAAGAATGTAATTTTTCTGGAATTTGACCAATTCACGGATAAAAACGTAGGTGTATAAAAATTAAAGTTATACAATACATTATTTATGAAAAAATCACCACATTCAACATACTTTTTAGAAGAAATAATTTCAAACATTTTCAATCCATCTTCACAACGGTTCAATTTTGAATACACAATAATCATGGTATAAGGCAAAAAGAAATTGTAAATGCTAACTGCTAAAAACAAATAGGACGAAAAATCCTGGACTTTCAAAAACTCGTTTTCATACCATGTACGAACTAAACTATAATACAGATACGCCATATCATGCATTTCATTGCTGGAATAATAATTGATCAAGTTAAAAATACATTCTACCCGGATTTTATCGTATTTTCTGGATTCAATTAAATAAAACATACCTTCTTCCCTTTTTTTTAATTGTTCAGAACACTCAAAAATTCTTAAACAAGCGATATACTTTTCTTGCGTCCAATTTGGTTGTGATAATGTTATTTTATACCATTTGATAGCTTCTTCATAACGATTGCAATCTTTGTAACTATTGGCGCAATAAAACGCATATCGAATATATAATTCATCACCTTCTTTGAGCGCCTTCTCATGTGCTTTTTCGAGGACGATCGCATCTTTTAAATATTTTTCTGGATCCATACTTCTCGCTCCCTTTCTTCCAGAAATAACATAATAATTTCCAATAATGGTTTCATATTTGCATATAGGATCGATTGATTCAATATATTCGTGCAAAACACCTTTGTAACACCATTTCTTTTTATTATTTACCATTAATACACGTATATAACTGACCCCATTTTCATCGCCAAAATTGAAACGGTACCCATCCGCAACCATGTTTGAAGGTAATTTAAAATCCCCGCAAAGTTCATCGTCTGCGTCAAAAATAAGGAGATAATCTGTTTTCCCAAATGCGGATTCTAATGCTTTTGTTCTGTTATAAGCAAAGTCTTGCCATTCATGACTTACTAGTTCTCCGGGGATATTTTTTTCTTTAAAAAAAGAACGGATAATTTCTTGCGTTCCATCGGTCGAACCAGTATCTGAAATACACCAATAAGAAAAATTAATTTTTCCGGTAAGTTTTTCAAGGGTTTCTCTTATAATATGAGACTCGTTTTTAACAATCATATTTAAACCAATTGTTGGAACACACTCATTTATTTTTAACTCCATGTTTTTATAATATAAATCTTTTTAAATAATTATAAGTTTATATTATAAAATATTAGATTAATATTCCGGTAAATGTTTTTTGAATAAACAACCTTGCGATACAATTCCTTTAATTTCGTTCGTGATTATTTCTGGATTTTGGTATGAACAATTGGACAACCATATTTTGATAATACAGAAATTCTTTTTTGGCGAGATAGTTATTCCAGTAACAGAAGATACAAATGATTGATTTTTGCTTATTGTTTCGCCCAATAAAATGTATGTTAAAAATTTCCATGTTTCATGTACAATTTTGTTTGATATTTTGTATGAAAAACATCCACCGTTTCTGTTTTGTGGATCCTCCCATGTTGGCATTATTCCATTCTTCATGATAAATAACATACAATTCTTAACTAAAACCTCTGGCAATGTTTCCGTAATTGCCATGGTTTCTTCGATTGTTGTCAATGTATATATTTTTTTATAGCTTTTTATACTCCAATCAGTATCATGAGGCAAATGTGCCCATAAATTCCAACTGTTGTTTAAATTATGAAACTCTGTGATTTTGGATTGGGATTCCATATTATTATTTTCTTCTTGCAGAGAAATCATATATAATATATTAATCAATTTTTTTTAAATTATTTTTTAAATTAGTTTATAATCAATTATAGAATCTTATTCTCTTCATGTTTTATTATTTCGTATGATTCTTTTTCGAATTTGATGGAATCATTATAGCTAATATACACAAAATTTACATTTTCATCTACAATTTCGATTGTGTATTCAACATAGTCCATTAAGTTGATGTTTAAATATTTATTGAAATAGTATTTGAACCATTGGCGATTAATTTCGTTGCCAACAATGTAGAAATTGTATTCAGGACTAGACAATTTGATATTGTATTCATTGGATTCAAGAATCACTTTAAATGAAATAAAGGATACATTTGAAATGTCATACTGGGATGTTACATTTTCATACGGTTTATAATAACATATTTTGTTAGTTACATTATCTGTTGTATCATTAAAAATTATCATTTTGCTATCGGGACTCTTGGAAAATAAAAAATTCGGATTATTTGCAAATGATTCTTTGAAATCTATAAATTCACTAATTTCGTGATCATTTATGGATTCAAACATGTAAAAATCATCGGTTGTTAATGGTTTTGTGGCATTTGTTAAAAAAAAGGTGTTTTTTATTTTGGCAGATAGTATTTGAATAGAACTGAATAAATATATTAAATTGTATGCTATTTTTTCATGGTAATGATAAGCTACAATGCTTGCGCTAGCGAACACATATAAAATAATCCACATTGATTATTTTATATGAATTTTTTTAAATTGTTTTTGCATTTATAACATTATTTATTTTCGAAAATAGCTGTACCCATTTGTAAATGTTCCAACTTCTTCATCTGGATCACCATTTTCATCTACACTGTATATGGTGCCATTTTTTTCATTATCTGTGAAATATGTGACGCCATTAATTTCAATTTCAAATACACCTTCTTCCTCATCCTCTTCCTCGTCCTCAACAGAGTCTTGTTTCTTTAAATCTTGTACAACTTCTTCCTCTACGTCTTCTTCTTCCTCTAACTGTTGTACCTTTACAACTTCTTCCTCTACGTCTTCTTTTACGAGTTCTTCTACAACT